GGTGTTTCCATAAGCGGGGAAATTTGGGAAAAAGCATTAGGATGTGATTAAAAATGACGGCAGACAAATGGAAAGAACAAATAAAACAGTCATGTCTTGATATAGATGTGTATAAACCCGCTTTTGACCCGGTGATTCAGATACTTTCGGAGATACTTGAAAAGCGTGATTCGGTGGCAGAGGTGTACAACGGCGTGCCGATTGTCGAACACACTAACAGCCACGGCGAAACGAACATGATGAAAAACCCGGCCTTGATGCTTTGGAACGATTTAAATACACAGGCGCTTGCACATTGGCGGGAGCTGGGTCTTACACCGTCCAGTTATAAGAAAATGACCGGGATACAATCGGGAGTCGGCAAAAAGGGCAGTGCATTGGTAGAAGCACTGAAAAACCTATGAAAAAGGGTAAAAACTGGAAGACTGTTTTAGAATATGCTGAAAGCATCCGGGACGGTAAAAAGATAGCATGTCCTGAACTGATACAGAGTGTAAAAAGATTTTTCAAGGACTTAGAAAATCCCGATTATGAAATAGATTACCATGCGCCAGAGTTTTGTATCGGAGTCATAGAAAGAACGCTCTGTCATCAACAGGGAGAAGCTTTAGACGGAACACCACTCCGGGGAAAGCCGTTCCTGTTACAGCCTTTCCAGAAATTCATAATTTACAATTTGGTTGGTTTCGTTCTGAAAGGTACTAAAACAGTAAGATTCCATGAGGCATTGCTTTTCTTTCCACGCAAGAACGGGAAAACGCAGACTGCTGCCTCTCTCGCTTGGGCGTTAGCGTTATGGTATCGGAAATCAGGTGCAAAGGTTTACGTATCAAGTGCCGCATTAATGCAGTCCCTTGAAACTTTTAATTTCCTTTCGTATAACGTCCGAAGAATGGGAGAAGACCAAAAGACGGGCGGTTCTATCCACATTATGGATAACAACAACGAACACTCAATGTCTGCCGAACTTCCAGACGGTTCCTTCTTTATTCGGGCATTAGCGGCGAACCCTGATACACAGGATTCTTTAAACTGCAATGTTGCGATTGCTGACGAAATCCACGCTTTCAAGTCTACAAAACAATATAACCTGTTTAAAGAGGCTATGAAAGCATATACCAACAAATTGATGATTGGAATTTCCACGGCGGGAGATTCCGAACAGGGTTTCTTAGGTCAGCGCTTGAAATACTGCCGTCAGATACTAGACGGAACAATCAAGGATGAACAGTATTTTGTTTTTATCTGTTGTGCGGAAAAAGACGAGAATGGCGAAGTAGATTTCACGAACCCACGCATACACGAAATGGCAAACCCTAATTATGGGGTAACGATAAGACCGCAGGACATTTTAAACGATTCTTTACAGGCCCTAAACGATCCGCAGCAGAGAAAGGACTTTTTTGCAAAGTCGCTGAATGTATTTACGAATTCCGTCAGGAGTTATTTTTCGATTGATGAATTTAGAGCATCCGACCGGAAATATGATTGGAGCATTGAAGAACTTTCCAAACTTCCGATCCAGTGGTTCGGCGGTGCTGACCTTTCAAAGATGCACGATTTAACAGCGGCGGTGCTATACGGACATTACAAAGGTGTTGACATCATCATATCACACGCATTCTTTCCGGTAATCGCCGCACATGAAAAAGCGGAGAAAGACAACATTCCTTTATTCGGTTGGGCCGATGACGGATGGCTGACGCTTTGCAACAGTCCTACGGTTGAATATTCGGACGTTGTTAAATGGTTTAAAAATATGCGGTCGATGGGCTTTAAAATCCGTCAGGTGGGGCATGATAGAAAATTTGGACGAGAATATATCATGCTCATGAAACAGGCTGGATTTAATGTCATAGACCAGCCGCAGTATTTTTACATTAAATCCGAAGGGTTCCGGCACATTGAGAAACAAGCGAAAGATGGAACTTTGTATTATCTGCACTCTGAAGCATACGAGTATTGTGTGGAAAACGTCCGGGCGATAGAAAAAACTGACGATATGGTTCAGTTTGAAAAAATCAAACCAACCGAAAGAATAGACCTTTTTGACGCTAGTGTGTTCGCCTGCGTCAGGTATCTTGAAAACCTTGAAAAGCAACAGAAAGCCGCAAAATGGTGGGGTGAGAAATGAGCAGAAAAAAGCGGATAAATAAAAGAGACAGCACCGCCGGATGCGGTAAAAACACAGTGGCGTTATGGCTGAATGATAACGAGATTTGTTGTCCTGGCTATACGACATTAGACAAGAATCCCGAAATCATGACAGCTTGCCGAAAGATAGCGTCACTGATTGGAAGCATCACGATCTATTTGATGAATAACACAGCGGACGGTGATGTCCGTATTAAAAATGAACTATCACGGCAAATTGATATTGACCCCATGCCGAACATGACCCGCTCGACATGGATGGAAAGCATCGTGATGAACATGCTTTTATACGGTCATGGGAACGCTATTGTTGTGCCGCATACATGGCAAGGATACCTCGAAAGCCTTGAACCAATCAGCGCCGAAAGAGTTTCTTTTCTGCCGATTGGATACCGGGATTATAAAGTCCTGATAGATGGCAAGGAACGAAAGCCGGAAAGCGTTTTACATTTTGTTTATAACCCGGACAAGACATACTTGTGGAAAGGTCAGGGGATCAACGTATCACTCCGGGATGTTGCCGACAATCTGAAGCAAGCCGCCGCAACCGAAAAGGCTTTTTTACGGTCAGAATATAAACCCTCGATAATCGTCAAAGTTGATGCGTTAACGGAAGAATTCGCAAGTCCGGCCGGCCGGCAGAAACTGATTGACAGTTACATTAAACCAGAAACACCGGGGCAGCCGTGGATTATTCCGGCCGAACAGTTTAGCGTAGATCAGGTCAAGCCGTTAACGCTTGCAGATTTGGCAATCAATGACACAGTTACTTTAAATAAAAAGATGGTAGCTGCAATTTTAGGAGTGCCGCCTTTCGTGCTTGGTGTAGGCGATTATAAAAAAGCCGAGTGGAACACATTTATTCAGACCGTCATAATGCCGCTTTGTAAAAGCATAGCGTCAGAAATGACGAAAAAGCTGATTATCAATCCGGCTTGGTATCTACAGTTTAACGTGTGGAGCCTGATTGATTATGACTTGGAATCTATGTCAAGGGTTCTGCTTGCCGGGTCTGATAGAGGTTTTGTGAATGGTGATGAATGGCGGGATAGAATGCACATGAACCCGGCAGGCTTAAAGGAATACAAGGTACTAGAAAACTACATCCCGGCAGACATGTCAGGAAGTCAGAAAAAACTAATACAGGATGATGAATAATGAAATTAAAACTTGATTGTGAAAATGCGATGTATGCCGCAAACATGCACATTATTTGTAAAATTGACGGCGGTCTGTGCGGGTTCCAGCGGTTTAAGCCATGTAAGGGTTGGAGCGTACTGACTGAGGGTTCTGCCGGATGTTTAAGGCGGAAAGGAAAACAAAATGGAAAAAAGACAGCTAAGAAGCATACCGACAAAATTTGAAACGAGGGAAGACGGCGAAAACCCCACTATTGAAGGATATTTTGCCGTATTTAATAGCAACTACGAAATAGCCCCGGGAATGAGTGAAAGCATTGCACCGGGTGCATTTTCGAGGACACTTTCCAATGATGTCAGGGCCTTAATTAACCATGATACAACTTTGGTACTTGGAAGAACGAAAGCCAACACACTTGAACTACGTGAAGACTCACATGGTCTATGGGGAAAAATTACCATCAATCCGAACGATGGTGACGCAATGAACCTATACGAACGTGTAAAGCGTGGGGACGTTGACCAGTGTTCTTTCGGGTTCGACCTCAAAGAACAGGATACCGAAATCCGGGACGATGGGGCTGTGCATTGGACAATTAGAGACCTTGATTTGTTTGAAGTTTCCTGTTGTACATTTCCCGCCTATGAACAGACTAACATTTCCGCACGCTCAAAGGAAAGGGACGAAATCAAAAAGCGTGAACTTTCCGCATGGCGTGAAAAAATGAAAGGAGTTTTAAAAGATGGCATTAAAAGCATTGATGCTTAGAAAAAAGCTGAATGACGCTAAAAAGGCACTGGAAGCACTCCGGGCGAAGGATGCGGATTTCGAAAAGCGTGAAAAGGAAATCGAAACAAGCATCGAAGAGGCTGAAGCGGAAGAGGAACGGTCAGCGGTAGAGGAAGCCGTGGAAAGTTTCGAAGCTGAAAAGAAGGCCCACGAGGACGAAAAGGCAGGTCTGGAAAGACAGATTACCGACCTCGAAAAGGATTTGGAAAAAGAAGAAGCGGAACAGGACACAACCCCGGCAGCAGAACCGCCGAAACAGGACGAAAGGAAAGAGGAAAAAATGGAAGTCAGAGGAATTGAAAATCTGGTTACTCGTGAGGATGTCAAGGCTTATCTTGGCGAGGTAAGAACAGCTATCAAAGAAAAGCGGGCGCTGACCAATGTGGGACTTACGATCCCGGAGGTCATGCTCGGCCTTATTCGTGAAAACATCATCAATTATTCCAAACTTTACAAGCACGTTAACGTTCGCCGGGTAAGCGGTGACGGCAGACAGGTTATCATGGGAACCATCCCGGAAGCGGTATGGACAGACTGCTGCGCAAACCTTAATGAATTGTCTCTTAGCTTTTCTGACGTAGAGGTTAACTGCTGGAAGGTTGGCGGATATTTTGCAGTATGTAACGCTACCCTTGAAGATTCTGACGTTGACCTTGCGTCTGAACTGATTTCCGCAATTGGCGCCGGAATCGGTCTTGCACTTGACAAGGCTATTCTGTACGGTACCGGGACTCGTATGCCGCTTGGTATTGTGACCAGACTTGTGCAGACTGAAGCCCCGGCAGGATACCCAGCAACCGCAAGACCGTGGGTGGACCTTCATACCTCCAACGTTAAGAGCATCGCCGCATCCGTAACCGGAGCCAAACTTTTCCAGGCGTTTGTTACTGATTCCGGAGCCGCAAAGGGCAAGTATTCCCGGGGCGGTAAAGTTTGGTGCATGAATGAGACCACCTACACAAAGCTTGTTTCCGAAGCTATGGCGATTGATGCCGGCGGCGCGATTGTTTCCGGCGTTAATGGGTCGATGCCCGTTATCGGCGGCACAATCGAGGTTCTGGATTTTATCCCGGACAACGTAATCGTGGGTGGATATTTCGACCTGTATCTGCTTGCAGAAAGAAGCGGTCAGAAATTCGCCACTTCCGAGCATGTAAGATTCCTTCAGGATCAGACGGTCATGAAGGGAACCGCCAGATATGACGGCAAGCCGTCTATTGCAGAGGGATTCGTGGCAATCGGCATCGCCGGAACTACTCCGAACGCTACTATGACATTTGCGGCAGATGCAGCAAACGCATAAATGATTTTTAATAAGGGCGGTGTAACAGCCGCCCAAATTGAAAAGAGGTGACAGCATGACAGACTTGGCAATACTTCCAATTCTCAAAATGAATTTAGGAATCGCCGGGAGCACGTGGGACAGATATTTGCAGACCCTATTAGCGGTTGCACGCAAGGAGATAACCCGGGAAGGAATCACAATCAATGATTCTGTTGATGATGATAATTTAATAGTCATGTATGCCGCCTATCTTTTCCGGAAACGTGCTGAAGATTCTGCCACAATGCCAAGAATGTTAAGATACGCACTTAACAACCGAGTGATTTCCGAAAAGGGGGCCGTAAATGAAAGCTGACGATCTTTTAAACGTCTACACGCTCGAAGATATTTCGGAACCCGGAAAAATGCCCGTCCAAAAACTAGTATTTGTAGAACAAAAATTCTACGAGGAAAGGACGGTCGGAATCACAAGGTATTATGCGGCAATGGGTGCAGATAGTAGAGTGGATGCTCTTGTGAGGATTTGGGAAGACCGGAATATAACACCGGGATATTACGTCATACTTCCGGACGGTAAACAATACAGAGTGGACTTTGTACAGCATCTAAAAGACGATGACGGTTTACCAGTTTCCGACCTGACCTTGATTCGATTGGAGAATAATTATGATGTCATTGACGGACAAACTTAAAAAGTTATACGAGCCGTTCTTAACGCTTGCCTGCCCGGTCACGCATTATAAGAGAATTTCTAAATTTCCGTATCTGGTTTGGGCGGAAGATGGCGAAGACAATTCTTTCCACGGCGATAACTCCAAACAGGAACAGCAAATCACCGGAACC